GTTTACTGAAATTGCCTTTTAATACACTGTCATTGCTATAACCATCTGCTACACAAACCACCCCATTTCTCTTGTTGTGTTCTTGCATAGAACGGTGTCCATCAATGATAGTACCGTCTACCGTTGACCTGAATGGCTCAAACTTGCCGCGCATGAAACCTTTTGGAGCAGTGACAAACGGGGTCAGCTTGTTAGTGTTCCCACATTGCGGGCAGTCAATGTCTGACTCCTCAACAGTGGAAACCTTTTGACAAAATATGCACCGTTTTTGCATCTTGATCTCCTATGCTTTACTGCAAAACATACTTGATAAATGCTTTAGCAATAACCACCATTTCGCTATCCTCTCTGTCTAACTCTACTTCCGTCACCAGCTTTTTAGCCGCCCTGTATTGCACTATATGGAATCCATCACCATCTCCACGACGTGTAGGTGTGGGAGTCTGTCCTATAAATCCATCAGTCGCATACAGCAATGGAAGCTGCCCGGCTCCCTGCAAAGCAACCGCCAGCGCATCAATCACGTGTCACCGTGACTATTCCACTTGAATCCTCTATCGTTTGCGATATTGTGCCAGCATCACGACTGGTAGAAGTCACTACCAGCGGGTTGGTTTCATCAAGTCCAGCAAGCGTCCATAGCTCAATAAGCATCTGAACCTGTTCAGGCGTTAAGCCGGAAGCATTGTTTAATTTTTCTCCCATTGTATCGGGATCGTTGTTTGATGCAGACAGCGCAGACCATACGGCGCGGCCTACGTTTGCAGTAGTCAATCCAGTACCAGTCACCACAATATCTATCGCCATATTTCCATAAGCCGCTATTACAGCCTCAAGATCGCCCGTTCCCGTCATGTCGCATAGCATATTGCCAATTCCTGACATGGACGCTTCCAGATCGCCACTACCTGTAAAATCAGCCGACATATTCAAACGGCCTTCAATTGCAGCCGTCAGTGTGCCGCTGCCAGTCATAGCACATAGCATAGATATAACAAGCCCTGCCGTTGCCTGTAAATCACCGAATCCAGTCAGATCAATAGCCATAGACTTTGATGGATACAGGTTTGCGGTCATGGAGCTGGAGCCTGTAGATCGCATAACCATTTCACCGCCCTCTATAGGCGGATACCATCCATTAGGAAGCCCCACAGGAAAAGACGTGCCAGCTTGTACGGTTGTCGAGTTGGCAGGGCTTCTGGTGTTGCAAAAGCCAGAATAGGAGCGCACAGCTCTCGCGGGCAGATCGCCTAAAGCACGATGCGCCCCGAACGAGTTGCGAAACTTATTACCTCTCATCCCCATCCGAAAATCAACTTCCCATCAAATTGAGAGTTTGCAGGCGTTGCAGCGCCAGACTTACTAAGGAAGTACAATGCCGCGCCATCTTGTACATCGGGATACGATGGAAACACATTAGAGGTAAAATCCATCATCACCGCTTGCCCCAACACCTGAACGGGGAAAGTGCCAAGCGAGCGAACAAGCGCAACCGTATACATACCAGAAGTGTAAGTAGCATTGTTTCTGATTGTCTGGATAGACCGTATACCTGAATCGGCCCCCTGCCTTGGCATGAATGGCCCCATTTTACCAGCGCCCGTTGCACCAGAATACACAATATGCGAGTTTGTAGCAGCAGTCTTGCCAATAGGCAACGATGGAGTAGTGGGTGTGGCTCTCGATGCTGTACCTGCCGCATTGGTGTAGCCAAGCGACATGCCGGGAGTACCAGCGCCTAATGCAGTGGATTGCGGATTAAATATAATGGCATCGACTCCAGCGCCATCAGAGTATCGAGGCAATCTGGTGGTAAGTGTATGAGTGCCTGACCCTGCATCTGTATAGGCCACTACAGTACCAGCGATAGCATTAGCAAATGTCGTAGCAACACGCGCGGTAGTAGCAGAGACACGCACCAACCAATAGTCGGTATTAAGCGCCAAACCAGTAGGCAATGTACCAGTAGTAGTAAATCTTACTTTACTATAGTTTTGCCAGTCTTGCGCGTAAGTCAGCAATAATCCAGAAGACGATGATGCGGTAAAGTTTTCGCCGTTTATGGTGTTTTGCGCTGTTGTAGTAGTAACGCTGGTTACACGATACCAGCCAAGCACATCAATCAGCTCCATCGTATTAGGCACAACCGTAGCGGCAGCCGTTACAGCATAACCGGCTGTTAATGTCTTGAATCCATCGCCATCAGTGCCGACATTGCCGCCATGATAAAGGCAGCCAGCATTGGTAGTCAGATCGCACAATGATTGAAATACAAGGTTTGTCCCTGTATCGAATATCGCATCAGCTTGCGGATAACCACCGCCACGGAATAGTGTGTGCCATTCATTAGCAACCGCTGCCGCCGTTGGATTGAACTGCTTTGAAAATGGCTGCTCCCACCGCTGGCGAAGGTAAGACATTTTGTTGATTTCATCATCTTTTGAAGTAAAGCCTGCCATATTATTCCCCTTTCCAAAGTGTAATGATATTGCCGTATATAGTCGCGCCCGATGCGCTTGCGGCTGGTTTAAGTACGATATTCAAATAAGCATCGTTTTCTATTTCTGGCAAATATCCAAATGTCTCCCACATATCCCAGTCGCTAGGGGTTGTAGTATCGTATACCGCAACACTTGCTATGGGCTTTACTAATACGAGACACAATACCCCAACATCTCCAGTAATGATTTCTATTGACTCTGGATAGTTTACCCCATAATCACCAGACTGTAGAGGAACAAAAAACCCACCCCTATTATTAGTGTTAGGAGACTGTGTGGCTACCGTTCCAGAGTTGGTTACGCTGTTTAAAGTAATAATTGGCGTTACCCGTCCAGATACCCCATCCTGATTCGTATAGGTTATCTGCACAGTGGCAGCACCAACATAGCTGTTTTGCTCTATCAGCATCATCTGGATGCCATCAGCACCAGTATATCTAGGTATCTCAATGGCTGTCGTTAAGGCTTGAACGCCGGAATCCATGCCTAGAAACGGATAGAAGGCCAGATAATCAAGAACTTCCAAAGCACAAGGAACAGCGCCAGCCGTTACAGTTTGCAAATTACTTAGCTTGTGCAAATACTTCCTGTACCCCGGCATATCATCGCCGTGATCAAGGCCGCCATCTGTAGACCTTGCAAGCGGTGTAGCAGTCGCAATAGCGCCAACATAAAACTGCGCTGGCGGGTTTCCACTTTGTACAGATAAGTCTTGACCAACACCGGCCACAGTCACTACGTTGCAGTTTTTGTTAAAACTACGCTTTAGTGCGCGGCCTTCGCGGTAGGCATCTGATATATCGGCAACGGTCTGCATTATATGCTTCTGCCGGTTATCCAGCAAAGCAACTGCCTGACAGTTAAAGTCAGCTTTATAGCACCCTTCTGCATTACATTCATATCTCCTTTCCCGCGTAATGTCACCTTGCGGTTAGCCCATATTACAGCGTCAGTATGGCCGCAAGAAAAAACCTTTTCAGGCTCCACCCCCTCCACTTTTGGTATAACCTTAACACCAGCACCGCATATAGAGCATTCGTATAAATGGGGGAATCCCATATTATGCCTCCGTGATTGTTACCGCACCAATTGGAAAACGTGGCTGTATCTGGTTAGATACTGCAATAGGCGCGTTAAGATCGCCATAGTGGAAAATATCACTTGCGCCTGCGCCTTTTCCAGTGCAAGCAGAAGTAATAGTAGCGCCAGTAGCGCCGCACTGCGGGAACTCAATAGCAGCCGCATTAGCAGTTGCCCCGCCCGATGCAGCATCCCACCCGCTAGAATCCCTGTCAGTATCCTGTCTGGCATAGTCTGTATATACAGTCTCATTGCTGGACATGGTAGACGATGGGGAATAGCTTGCAGTGGCAAGAGCCACCTTTATCACGGTAATAGGAGATGCAGCAGCATTATCCGCTATATTTGCGATAGGCGTTGCATTGTATATCAAATTAACCACGTTATTGCATGTATTTAGACCTTTTGGCATGGTATCACCTCTGTTTGTTGGATATTGCTTTGACATCAATTCTGGTAATTCTATCGTCCTTACCCCTTACCACATCCATAACATAATCTACAGGTTTTGGCTCTGGCAGAGTCTTTTGCTTGGCTTCCTTGGCTACTAGGACAGCGGTTTTACAGGCTTCCAAAGCAATATCGCCAACTCCGGCTATATCGTCCGCAAGTTTAGCAATGGACTTCTGAACGCTCTCCATTGTATCACGGATTTCCTCAAGTGGCTTATCTGCCTTACAAACATGCGCGGCCTGCCTTTTTTTCTCATCCTCACGCTCTGCCTCAATGACAATCGCCAGCAGCTCATCAAGGTCTTCCTCTTCGTCCATATCCTCGAAGTCTTCCATTATTCAAGCCCCGCAATGTTCCCTTCTGCATCACGCTTGACTTTTCTGCCGCCAGCTTTCAAGACTTTGCCGCTAGAATCCCTTTCAAGCTCTGCGGACTCTTTCTTGATTTTGGCCTGAATAGCCGTACTAGCAGTTTTTATGCCAAGCTCACGCTCCTTAAAGGCCAGCTCCATCCGGTACTTCTCGGACATGTATTCAAGCTCCATTTCTTGCTTGCGCCGTTCGCCTTCAATCTTTTGCGCTTGCAGCATAGCATCGTGTTCCATTTTCTGACGCGCCACCTCGGCATCCATAGCGGCTTGTTCACGTTCAATCGCCATTCTGCCTTCTTGCGCCTGCTGCTCTAATTGAGACTGCATCATGGCTTCCTGCTGTTTAAGCTGGAACTCCTGCTGCATTCTCTGCGCTTCCGCTTGCGCTTTTATCTCTTCCGGTGAAGGCGGCGGCGGTTGTGGAGGCTGATTTGCTGCCTCTTGTGCCTGTTTCGCCATCGTGTCGAGTTCACGGTTAAGTGCGCCTTCAATTTCAGCCCCTCCTCTGTATCCCGCAATGGTAAACTTGAACATAGTCAACAATAATGGAGCCATATTGGGATTCTGCTGGATGGCAGGTACGGAAGACTGTAAAAACTGGGAAACATAGCCCATCAGCTCCATCCGTTGGCTTTTTTCCAGCGCCCAATCCGCTTGTACCAGAGAATCAGCTTGTACGGTAATCTTGTACATCGCCAACTGGTCATCACGGAGAACCTGAAGCGCTCCGGGTATAAAATCCATATCGGCAGGGTTCAATTTGCCCACTATTCCGCGCAATTTCTCATCGGAATACAGTTGTACCATCATTTCGCCCATGATATTCAAAATACCAGTGACAAATTCTGCTACATCCCTCTGATATCCGTTCATTCTAACGGACGCAAACTGAGCCTTTATCTGTTGGGCGGCGGCTGTTTCATACTGGTTGGTCGCACCACGGACAATATCAGCCATGCCGGATATTTCCTGCAAGGTCGCTTTCACCGCATCATATTGAACCTGTAATTGTTGTAGGACAGTCACCACCTGTTCCACGGGATACCACTGGATGCCACCACCAGCCCCGCCACGCTCAACAAACATCGCCCAGTTTTCAACCGGAATCAGTTTATTCTCTTGTCCGTCCAGCATCCGGCCTATTTCTGTACTTTGAGCATCATAAAGGCCAGCGACCTTGATAGCCGTAATGATCATAGAGATACGGGCGTACAGAACGTCCAACTGATTGTATTGGTCTTGTGCTATGTGGTAATCAGTAACAGGCAAAAATGCCGTGGTCGTGCAATTAGCAATCAACGGCGGTGGGCATGGGAAAAAGTCCTTGAGCGCGTAAGGGTCGTCTTTAGTCTCTAACGGCTCATCAGCGCCTTTGCAAATCCAGTGGACTTGTCTTTTCGCCTTGTCCCATACCTCATAAACAAGATACTTGTCATCGGTAATCTGTTTCGGGGTTAAATCGGTCTGGTCGCCCTTGTCCATCTGGACTTTAGACATGGCATCTTCGCCCCAGCGTCCGATTATCTCGGATTTGGTTAAATCCAGTTTCCTAGCTACCCACTTAACAGAAGCCCAGTTTCTAGCGGGCTGATAGAGGAAGTCTTCCCAATACACTTGGTCAATGAAAATCTGTTCCGTACCAGCTAAAGGCGCGCCCTGCTCATCGGTTTCCATCTCGAACCGTAACCATACCTGTCCTAGACCGGGGACAAGACGATCAAGGATAGCAGCTCTTACCGCCCCTTTGAAATCATCAGCGCACTGTATTTCATAATCCAGACCCCTTTGCATGATAAGACCGGCCACCCGCGCCACATCATCGGAATCGCCTTTATGAAGGGAGGAAACATCGGTAGCAGGGAGAGAGTTAAACAGCGACTCTTTCAGGGTATTGACATTCGCGTAAAAAATGTTGGCGCGTTTTATCTGGTCATTAGTACCCATTGACCCGTCACGTTTATCCTGATAGCGGGCATAGACTCTCTGGCCGTGAGACCAGACGGGTTGCATGTACTTTTCGGCTTTAGATAGACGGGCATCCCATACGTTCTTTTTTGGAACCTTTCTGCCTTTCTTCTCTATCACTTCATCGCTCATCAGATTCTTCCCACGGTAGAGGTTTTGCGTTCCCGTTCAGCGAACAGGTAGTGCAGGTTCATGTGTGCATTCGGTGGTGCTTTTTCTGCAATTCTTGGCTTATCAGCCTGTTTCAAGGCCGAGGGATTTGTCGCCAAGGCCAGCATCCTAGCCGCATCAGCGGGGTTAGATGCCCAGTTATGGTTCGGTGAAGCGCGGAACATCTGCGCCTTTTTGTCGTACTCCCTTTCATACGCTTTCAGGGCTGAAACCCCTACCCGCACATCTTTACTGGCGGTGTTAAAATACCAGTTTGGCAGTGATTTCCTCACCGCCTGTATCCCATCCTGTACAGACAAGGACGGGACTATCTGTGTTTTCAGTCCAGCGGACTCAATCTGCTCGCGGGTACTTTTACCTGTCTGGAAGCTCTTGTTTTTCGCATCATGGGGTAGGTAGGCCATCCCGTAAGCGTACGGCTTATCCCTCAACACCCCTAGAACATCGTCAACAGAAAACCCTGAAACGGTGAAAAAGTCAATAATAGCCAATTCAGAACCATTTGCCTGTGCAAACCAGACAGACGTATCATCAGTGTAACCTATATCCCACGCAGTAATCACTAACTTTTTGGGGTCATAGGGGAAAACGCCCTCATGGGTCGCAGACTGGGCTTCCATCTGTTCGGCATAGAACGCACCACGGACAGCAGCAGTAAACGAACATTCGTATTCCTGTTGATAGGTCTCAGCATCGGTTCCGGGGTTAGTCCGTAACAACTCCAGTTCTTCATCGTCAATTATCTTGGACTCGGAAGCCTTTAACAGCATGGTAAACCAGTTCTTGTTCCCTATGGCATCCTCCCAGACGGTATAAAAGTGATTCTTCCCGTGGGGTGTTCCCATGAACACACACCAGCCTTTACGATCCGCAAGGGTCGCAGCGATAACCTCCCCATACAGAAGCGGGTGGATTTGCGCGTACTCATCTATTACTACCCCGTCGAAGTAGTTACCCCGCAGGGCATCGGGGTTATCAGCACCGAACAAGCGAATAACAGCCCCGTTCTTCAACAGAACCGAGAGTTCCGATTCCATGACCTTATCAATCAAAGGGGCGGCGTAGTATTTCAGGTATACCCACGCAATCGATTTCGCCTGTTCACGGAAAGGTGCGATATAAGCGTATTTGGGGAACATCAAAGGACATTGAATAGCCTTGTCTATCAGGTCATTGATCGCCATGACCGTCTTACCCGCCCTACGGTGGAGAACCACCACAGAGAACCTCTCAGCCCTAGCGTGAAAGGATAAAGCATGTTCCCTAGGGATATAGGTGGAGCAGATAACATTAGTCATCTGGAAACTCTTCTTCCATCCTTTCGCTTAGCTCCCTGCGATATTCTGCGGCAAGGCGGTTATCCTCTCCAGCGTCAGCATTGCACAGCTTCACCACACATAGATTAGCCATCAATGATTATCTCATCTGCCCTGCGGTTCAAAGGCGAAGCCGGGATGTTAGACCGATACTCAATGACATTACCACTCTGCTCCTGCAAAGCCTCCTTAGGAGCCATGACCATCAATAACTTCAGGAAGTCTTTATAGTTATCATCCTCATTCGCCCACAAGGACAGCCGGGATACACCACCCACCAGCTCAAAAGTCTCAAGGAATGCCTGCTCTATCTGCTTCCTAGAATATATCCGTTCAACGTTCCCACGCTTGGCAGGAACAGTCTCTTCCAGTCTCTCTACAATACTCTGCATAGGGCTATCCCATGTGGCAATCCACAATATACATCAGGAACAAGGTGTGAGCAAGGGATTTGAAAATACACATTTTGTACAGATAGGTAGCTTGCCGCACAGTGACCCCCAGTTGTTTCTTCATGGGGGGGGGTGGTCGATCACTGGTGCATCACCCTCTACCGTACTACCTACCCCTCACAGTAAGCGCGTACTCACATACCTGTGCAGCCATGCAGTCATTACGTTGCGTCTATGTTATTGATTTCATTAGCGTTTTCGATTGCAGTCTATTTAACATAACACCCGTTATGCGAACACTGCATAATGTAGGGTTATTCCCAGACTGCCATCACAGGGCGACCAGTGGAATCCACAGTTGCATATTGTGTGTACAATAGGCGCATATATTCCCTATCATCATCAATCATGTAGTCGTCTGCATCATCAGCATAGTCGCCTAGCAGCTCGTTGTGGTCTTCTGGTTCGGTAGACATAGCTCTGGTGTCATCCCGGTAATCAAGGTGGATGAGTGTCAGGTCACGTCTTCGGTAGAGAGTGCAGTGATCTGATACCTACCTTATTACCATAAATAATAGTAAAGTACAACTGACTAAATAAGTGTATGATTATATTGGTGTGTTTTATCGAGAATATTAGTAATCAGTCTATCCTCGATCGTGTGTTGTATCGCTGTTCATACTCTGCCAACCATTGTGCGTTAGAGGATCGCTCCCAATAGTCCTGTTGTCGTATCGCTATGAGAGTCAGTGATTGGGTCGTAGCCTTGCGTCTGTAGCTTATAGCCGGGAGATATTGTATGACAGCCCGTCTAGCGCTTACTGGTAATAGATGGTCAATCAGTGCTGATAGTTGTAGCTTGCCTATCGTTGAACCTGTGTCGTGAACGTATTGGGCGTGTAGGTCATTGAGCTTGTACACCTGCCTTGGGAGTGTCTCCAGCCATTGGGTGAACCTGTCATCCTCCCTCATGGACTTGGCTAGTAGAGCTTGCTTCCTGCCCTTCACTGAAGCCTTGATAGACACCTGCATCATCTCAGCCAATGACTCACCAGCTCTAATAGCTTGAACAGGATCAGCGTATTGAGTCGAATGCTTGAGAGTATGGCAGATAGCACCCTGAAGCCGTAAATGGTCTGTCAGAGCCTTTGGCGTGTTACGCGTAATCCATACCCGTTTCTGGTGATCAATGGTCGATAACAGGAGCACATCAAGTTTGGGATAATGGCCTTGCCTTATGTATACGACCTGAGCATTGATACCCGATTGGACAACCTGAGCCTGTAGGTATATCGAGTCTATCAGGTTGTCACATAGAATCAGTGGCTCACTGTAATCCTTTAAATAGTCAAGGACGCTTGACGATCTTACCGGGTGTCTGGGGAAGTAAACAGTTGTGGCGTTATGAATAGTCACCTGACCGGATAAAGTCATCCTTGACCCTACACATCTCCTCCGGTACATCTGGGGCTTGCCATCTGATAACATGTGAGGGATATACACATGATCAGGTCTTAGCCTCCATCCGTTAAACTGTGCAACGTCCGCAGATATGCCAAGACCTGTCAATAGGTCTCGGTATTGCTCAATTGGGTTAATGGTTATTCTCCTTTCTTAGCTAACAGCTCCTCACGGTCTATCATATATTCCAGAGGAGCGTCAATTCCAATACTGTCATTGTGTGTCGGTATCTTGCGCGGCATCCACATTATCGTTATCGTGTCATACCACACCCGATGCCTGTAGGGTCTAGGCGGCCAGATAGTCGCACCCCCATCCTGATACTCCATTGATATATGGCCTGCTCCCATAGTAAGCCATATCTCGGATAGGTCAGGGCATTGAATCCGTACCCTTTCGCCTTCTTTTCTCGACAGCAATAACATTATGACCAGTCATCCTTATCATTCATCAGAAGCCATGTTACAAACAGGACAGCAGTTACAGTCAGTAGTGAGCCAAGTATGTAATAGGGAATCATGCTACCCTCCATGCTACGATGTCGCCACCGCATTC